AGTCTCTTTCGTTATTCTTGTATCGCTACTACGGTACCAATCGGTAAAATAATCGTCCGTATTTGAAAAATCGCCGTTAGAGCAATAATTGTGCTGCGAATTTTCAAAAACATCTGCAACCATGGCACGTACCTCTCCAATGCCTACGGTAAAGCTCGTGTCTAAGTCGTCCAATAGTTCCTGGATATCCCTCAAACAACGAATATTTGTGAGATAACATACGTTACCGACGGAGCCATAAATTCCGATAGAGACTGTTTTGGATGCTTTGGTGACGGATACCTCTTTACTAAATACATGATACTCTCCGGCAGTATACCCTTTAAAATATTCGGTGCTTTGGTTGCCGCTAAAGCCGTATGTGATATAGGCAGGCCTTTCTGCAGCTGTGGCAAAAGCCACTTGCACGGCAATCTTATAATTACCCTCTGGCAACGTTCCGAGGTCTTGATTTATATATACCGTTCCGGTGCTCTCGAAAGTGAGCTTTAAGCATTTCTGATTTAGGCATTCCGCTTCTTCAACGGTCGCATAGATGCCAGACACCGTGAAGCTGCTAATATCTAAAGTTTCTTCTTCGCCACTGGTAACATAGTTTTTTCTGGCAACGATTTCTTTCGTGCTCGATACAGATAGATTGATGCGGTTTTCTAGGTTCGTAATCGACGTCTCAATGGTTTGCTTAGCCGCTTTAACCTGGCCATCGGCATAGTTTTCCGCAGCTGTTACTGCGTCGCTTATCTTGTTTTCCACTTGCTTCCGATAGCCAATATCAATGGATTCTGCATAAATACTTCCGGCGGAAATCATCTTGCCGTTGATCTTGCCATCCATCGTTAGAGCGACGCCGTCAATCGGGCCGTCGTAGCCTTCGCTGTAATGAGCAAGGCCGCCAAGCCCCCATATCCAGAGGTTCTTTGCATTAGCAACTCCCGGGGTATCTGAGACAATGAACTCATTTTTGGTGTGTATCGCATTACCTGTCCGGTTCATGTCATTTAAGAGGTTCGTAGCGTCCCGTAACGCCTCCTGGAGGATTTCTCCTTTGCTCGGCATAGAATTTATAGTTTTTTCTATTTTCTCTGCTGTATGGCTATTTGAGGACGTGTAGGTGTTGCTCTGTTTTTCCGTGCCTAATGTAATTGTATTCTTAGCAAAATTGCTAATATATACTTTCAGACTTGACAATGGCAATTTTGAATCAAGCCCATGCGGAGGGGAAACGCAACGAATCAGATCTCCGACCTCGAGCTCCTGGATATCATCATCCGTCAGATTCAGATCAATAGCTTTCAATTCAAGAACCATATTCTCAAACTGTACACTTTTCAGATATTCCCGTCCTTTTTTCATCAGGTTTGATGCTACTTTTACATCATCCCACGTTACGGTCTTGTAGATCCTCCCGTAAGCTGCTACTGCACTGTCATCAGAGACGTAATCA